GTTTGACCAAAAGACAAATGATGTATTTGACAACGAGTTCAAAGGTTTTGAGTTCAATGTTAATAACAAAAAAGTTACGTTTGCTCCCGGTGATGCCTCTGAGTTAAAGAAGAACCAATCAACTCCACAAAACTTTATAAACAAGTTTTTAGATGAGCAAGGTTTAATGAAAGACGCTGCAGGTTATCATAGATCACTGTCAATAGCAATGAACCCTGACAAGTTTGCTAAGTTCTTTTATGAACAAGGATTGTCTGATGCCACTGAAGATGTTATGCGTAAAACCAAAAACATTAATATGTCAGAGCGGAGAGCACCTGAAGTTAGCAAAACTACAGACGGAATGCAGGTTAAAGCGATAAACCCTGACTCAGGACGAAATCTGAGGATTCGCAGTATAAAAAAGATTTAAAAACATTTAAAAATTAAAAAAATGGCAAGTGCATTATTAAACAATCCTACCTACGCCCTGCAGCCTTCTGCAGAACAGGTGGCATTGCAAACAAACTACATTACCAACTTTAACTTCTTGAATCAGTATCTACCTGATACTTATGAGAAAGAATTTGAGCGTTATGGTAACAGGACAATCGCATCTTTTCTACGTATGGTAGGAGCAGAGATGCCGTCTAACTCTGACCAAATTAAATGGGCAGAACAAGGACGTTTACACATCAAGTACACAAGTTGTACTTCAGCAGCAGCAGCAGCTTCTGCAACAGCAACCTTTACTGTAGCTGATAGTGGTGTAACTTACATAGCTATCCGTGTTGGACAGACTTTGATGATTCAAAATAATTCATCAGGTGTTTTTAACAAAGCTATTGTAACTGCAGTAGGTTCCGCAACAACCTTCACTGTAGCTTATTATGAGACTGCAGGTCAAGCATTTGCAGTATCTACAGCTTGTACTGTATTCATTTATGGTTCTGAGTTTAAAAAAGGAACTAACGGAATGGTTGGTTCATTGGAATCAGAAGATGATATCTACAGCAATAACCCTATTATCATTAAAGATAAGTATGCGGTTAATGGTTCTGATATGGCTCAAATTGGATGGGTTGAAGTTACAACTGAGAATGGTGCTACAGGATACTTGTGGTACTTGAAATCAGAGCACGAAACTCGTCTTCGTTTTGAAGATTATCTTGAAACCTCAATGATTGAAGCAGTTCCTGCTGCAGCTTCTTCCGGTGCTGCAACTGCAGGTTACATTGGATCTGAAGGTATTTTCTACGTAGTAAATGCTCGTGGTAACGTATGGGGTGGTGGTACTCCAACAACTTTGTCTGATTGGGATTCTATCGTTTCTCGTTTGGATAAGCAAGGTGCTATTGAAGAAAACGTAGTATTTGTTAATCGTGGTCTTAGTTTTGATATTGACAATATGTTAGCTACATTGAATGGTTACGCTACAAGCGGAGCTGCTAATGCTGCATCTTATGGTCTTTTTGATAACGATGTTGATATGGCGTTAAATTTAGGTTTCTCAGGTTTCCGTAGAGGTTATGATTTCTACAAAACTGATTGGAAATACTTAAACGATCCAACAATGCGTGGTGGTTTGAGTAGTGCTGCTGCAACTGCAACAGGTACTATTACAGGTTTGATGGTTCCTGCAGGTTCTACCTCAGTTTACGATCAGATTATGGGCAAGAATGCTAAACGTCCTTTCTTACACGTTAGATATCGTGCTTCTGAAGCTGAAGATCGTCGGTATAAGACTTGGATTACAGGTTCTGCCGGTGGAGCTGCTACTAGCGACTTGGATGCAATGGAGGTTAACTTCCTTTCTGAGCGTTGTGTATGTACTCTTGGAGCAAATAACTTTGTATTGTTCCGTTACGGATAGTCAAAGAAGGTCAATATGGAGGGTGTCTTTAAAGACACTCTCCTTTTTTAAATCAAATTAAATTAAATAAAATGGCAAAAGCTACAGGAAGTACAGATAAATTATATAAATTAAAAGGTGGAAACCCTCTTTCTTACACATTAGCATCAAGGAATCACCCTCGTTTTCCACTAATGTGGTTTGATGAGAAGAACAACCAAAATCGTGCTTTAAGGTATTCAGTAAACCAAAAGTCTCCTTTTGAGGATGAACAAGATGGGAATGCTATTATTGAGCCGATTATATTTGAAGATGGATTTTTAAGAGTACCAAGAACAAATCCTGTTTTACAACAGTTTTTACATTACCATCCATTGAATGGCAACATATTTATGGAGGTAGATAAAGAGAAAGATGCAAGTACAGAGGTTGAGGACTTGAATATAGAAGTAGATGCTCTAGTTGAAGCTCGTCAGCTTACACTTGACCAAATTGAGACATTAACAAGAGTTTTATTTGGAAAAGACCCATCAACAGTATCAACTGCTGAGTTAAGAAGGGATATTTTGGTGTATGCTAAAACAGACCCTAAAGGATTTTTGAATGTATTAAACGATCCTGAGTTGAGATTTCAAGCTAAAGTTCGTTTATTCTTTGAAAATAAATTATTAATATTAAGAAATTCAGAGAAAGAAGTATGGTTTAATACCATTACCAATAAAAAGAAAATGTTGTCAGTTCCGTTTGGAGAAGACCCATACGATATGGTTGCCCACTTCTTGCAAAGCGATGAAGGATTGGACTCACTGAAGATGCTTGAATCATCTTTAGCCTAGTAGATTCTTGATTTTTGATTGATTAGTGATTAAAGAAGGGGGCACTTATTGTGTCCTCTTTTTTTTATGTATATTTGTAAAAAAAGAACTAATGATAAATGGAGTAAGAAATGCTGTTTTATCAGTACTTAATAAAAATAATTACGGATATATATCTCCTTCTGATTTTAATTTGTTTGCAAATAATTCTCAAATGGAGATTTATGAAGAATATTTTAGTAGTTATAATAAAGTTATAAATGCTGAAAATACTCGTACATCAGGTGTAGAATATGCTGATATGGAACAACCCATTGCAGAGGTTTTAGAATATTTTTTAAGGACAGATTATTTATCAAAAATTTCTGCTAATAAATTCTCAATGCCAACACCAACCACTACAGGATATAATACATATATGTTGTTGGATGTTAAATGTAAACCTGTTATTCTTAAAACAGGTACAAATACAAGTGTAGTTTCTTTACAATTAGTTGATAGTACTGCATTATTTACTACATATGGTATTGCTGCAGGAGATGTTGTAACTAATTTAACTACAGGGTTAGTATCTACAGTAGTTTCTGTAGTAAGTAATACAGTTTTATCATTAGATTCAAATATATTTTTAGCATCAGGTAATTCCTATGTTATTATTTCTTCCGCTACTATTGTTCAAACAGAAAAAGTAAATAATTCAAAACTTGGGTTATTGGTTAATTCCAATTTAACTGTTCCAACAATTGAGTTCCCTGTTTATGGACTACAAGGTTCAGAGTTAACTTTTTATCCTGTTACTATAACCAATAAGGGTCAAGTAGAAGCAACTTATTTTAGGTATCCGGAAGTACCAAAATGGACTTATATCTCATTAGCTAATGGTGAACCTGTATTTGACCAATCTCAACCTGATTATAAAGACTTTGAGTTACCTATTGAAGATGAGTATAAATTAGTAACTAAGATACTTGAGTATTGTGGTATGTCAATTAGAGAAATAGAAGTTACTCAGTTTGGGTTAGGTCAAGAACAAGCTCAAAAGCCTACATTTAGTATGCAATAATAAAATTTTAAAAGATGGCATATATATCACAATATGAATATTATGAAAATGGAGGTGTAGTCCCTGAAGATAAAAATTGGGGATCATACCAATATGTTAGTTTGACGGACATTGTTAATAACTTTTTATTAATGTACTCAGGAAACCATTCATTGGTTAACAATGAAGAGCGTTTCAAGGTATTGTTCCACGCTAAACGTGCAATACAAGAATTAAATTACGATGCATTTAAGGAGATTAAAATATTAGAATTAACAGTACCTGATAATTTAAGGTACATATTACCATCTGATTACGTCAATTGGGTTCGTGTATCGTTGTATAAAGATGGATGGTTGCGTCCATTATCTGAGAATATTCAAACACTTTCATCAAGAGCATATCTTCAAGACAATACAGGAAGGATTTTATTTGACCAAGATGGTAATGCACTTTCTCCTCAATACTCAGAGATAGACTACGACAGGCTAACGCATATTAAAAAAAGTATATACCTTAATCAAGGAAGCCAATTTAATGGTCAACTTGGATGGAATTATGATGGTATGTGGTATTTTGATTACAGTATAGGAACAGCGTATGGATTAAATACTGAGACAGCTAATTTTAATCCTACATTTAATATTGAAAGAAAGACAGGAGTTATTAATTTTGACTCGTCAATGGCAGGAGAATCTTGTATTCTTGAGTATATATCAGATGGTATGGAGCAAGGAGACAACTCTTTAATAACAGTAAATAAGTTATTTGAGGCATATGTTTATGCAGCAGTTGAGTATGAGATATTGAGTTCTAAACTTGGTATACAAGAATATATTATTGCTCGTTCTCGTAAAAAAAGAAAAGCATTGTTAAATAATGCAAAGATTAGAATCAGTAACATTCATCCCGGCAGACTCTTAATGAATATGAGAGGTATGGACAAGCAAATAAAATAAAATGGCAAATTTCACAAGGAACTTTATAGCAGGAAGGATGAATAAGGTTGTTGACCAACGTCTTTTACCTGAAGGTGAGTATATTGATGCTATGAATATTAGGATGGGTTCTACAGAGAACTCAGAGATTGGTGTTATTGAAAATACAAAAGGCAATCTACCTATTATACCATTAACATATATAGATGGAACACCATTAAGTGCAACTGCAAGATGTATTGGTGCTATTCAAGATAGTGCTAACGAGACTATATATTGGTTTGTTCACGATGATAATTTTAGTGTTGGAGCTACAGGTAAACTTGATTTAATAGTATCTTATAATGTATATACAAAATTATTGACATACCACGTTATTAGCATTAATGATGGTAGTAATGTAGATACAACTTTAAATTTCAATCCAAGTTATCTTATTACAGGAGTTGACATTATTAATGGGTTGTTATTTTTTACTGATGATTACAATGCTCCAAGATTTATTAATGTATCAAGGAATTACGCTAATCCAATTGCCAACATAGACCAAACAAGTGCAGAGTCTTTGCTTGTAATTAAAAAACCACCTACTGAATCTCCTTCTATTGAGCCTATTGTAACAAGTGGGCAAGAGAATTATTTAGATACAAGATTTATTTGTTTTGCATATAGGTACTTGTATATTGATGGAGAGTATAGTGCAACATCACAATGGTCTCAACCTTCATTTATTCCAAATCCTTTTAGTTTTAGTATAGGAAGTTTCTTAAATGAAGGGATGACTAACTTTTGCAATTCAGTTATAATAACTTATGACTCAGGTGGTCCACTTGTAGTTGGTATTGACTTATTATTTAAACAATCTAATAGTAATATTATTAAAGTTATTGAGAAA